CTTTTTATCTTCATCATCTAACTTTTTCTTATAACTATCAAGTTGTTTCTTCAACTCCTTGTCGTTATAGAAAGTGTAGATACTTCGTAGAGAAGATGATTTAGAATCTTGAGTTAATTTTTCATATAAGTCTGTACCAACTGCCTTTATTAACTTATTTACTTTATCTGGATTTTTCTCAAGTTCTTCTTTTAACTTATTTTCATCAACTTCTAAAGTTCCTCTTTTATCAGCACTGGTAGTAAAATAGGACCCTGTTGAGATGCCTATCGAAGCCAAACTTATTTGTTCTCCATCAATAGTATATGTTTTAGAAGTAAAGTCTTTAAGAAGATTAATAATCTGTCTTAGATTTTCATCTTTAGACAAAATATTCTCTTTTCCAGTACTCTCCCACTTTTCTATCTCTCTGTCAGTCATCGCTTCCTTTTCAGATTCAGATAGTGGCATATAAGTTTTTGATGAAGCTTTGTTATAAGAAGTTTGTAACTTTTCAAGTAATCCATTATAAGAGTCTACAAAATCGGTAATCCGTTTTGTATCTTTCTTACCCGTCCCTATTGTTACATTAACTGATGATGTTGAAACAGAGTTTGCTTTGATATTCATACCTCTGATATTAAAATTATTATCAGAGCTGGTATAAGAAACACCATTAAACTCTATCTTTGCGTCTTTACCAAAAATTCTGGATTCACCGCCATCATCAATACCAAGAGCTTTTAATACTTCTTTTCCGCCTTCATCCTCTGCTTTAATACTAAAATCGTAATTACTACCGGGTTTGGTCGCACTTACGAAGAACCTGTGATTAGTAGAATCATAACTAGCATGAGTGTTACTAATCTCTGCGATCTTAGCAGCTAACTGCCCGACGGTCATATCTTCTGTAATATCAATTACAGTATTATTGACCGAAATTTTACTACCCGCATGAGGATGCTCTATTAAGCCAGAAATTTGAGTATTCTCGGTAACTGTTTTGTCAAGCTCTCTACCTGTCAAAAAACCTGACTGCGCCAAATTCTCAACCTTAAGAGTATAGGTTCCAACATTTTCTTTGCTTGGGTTTCCAATGGAAATAATTTTATCGTCACTATAAATAACATCATATGCATCATTATTATCAAAACGAATATTTGAAAGTGATGATGCATAAAAGTCATAGATATCCTTATTTAAGGTATCCCAACTTTCTTGTTTCCATTCTAATACTTCCTTCTGCTTTTGTATGGAATCTCTCTTAGTGGAATAGGCGGAGACCAGTTCTTTTACCATTGCATCCGTATCTAAACCGGAATACATTCCTCCAATCCTAATAGCCATAATCGTATCCTCCTAACAAAAATTAGGGGACAATAAAGCTATTGTCCCCTAATTAACAAATTAACCAAGCAATGAAAGAACATTCTGAGTAGCCTGATTAGCCTGTGCGAGCATAGCTGTACCTGCCTGAGCAAGAATATTATTCTTCGTGTATTCAACCATGGTCTTAGCCATATCTGTATCACGAATCTGGCTCTCTGCAGCAGTTGTATTCTCAACTACATTGTCAAGGTTAGCAATTGTATGCTCAAGTCTGTTCTGGATTGCACCAAGATCAGATCTCTGAGAGGATACTTTTGCGATAGCCTGTGTGATATTTGAGATAGCACTTCTAGCACCATCTTCTGTGCCAACATTGATGCTCTTAACACCGAGTGAAGAAGCATCCATAGCAGCGATATTGATATTAATTCTCTGTGCTGCTACATTAGCTGCACCAACCTGGATGTCCTTGTTGAAGGAACCCTTTAAAAGATTGAGTGTATTGAACTGTGTTGACTCAGCTACACGGCTGATCTCTGCTCCAAGTGCAGAAACCTCTGACTGAATAGCAAGACGATCTGCGGAAGTATTAGTTCCATTTGATGCCTTAACTGCAAGTTCGTTCATTCTCTGAAGCATTGAATGAACTTCTGCGAGAGCACCTTCAGCTGTCTGTACGCAAGAAACACCGTCCTGTGCGTTTGCGGAAGCCTGTGTAAGTCCACGGATCTGGCTTCTCATTTTCTCACTAATTGTGAGACCAGCTGCATCATCTGCTGCACGGTTAATCTTGTAGCCTGAAGATAACTTTTCTGTTACCTTACTCTGAAAACCTGTCGTTACTCCTAACTGTCTGTTGGCGTTTGCCGCCTGCATATTGTGTTGTACTACCATAATTGTCGCGCCTCCTTGCGCTGCTCCAAAGCATCCTTGCTCTGGAATAAAAATAAAATTGGTTAATTGTTTCGTTGAAAGAATAAAATTATTCTTTCAATAATATATGAAAAAACAAAAGATAAAATTGAAAACTTTTGTCCTTTCTTTATATTATAATTATATCAAAATTTTTTTAAAAAGTCAACAAGTTATTTTAGGTTGACCTAAAATACAATGACAAATACCACTACCACCATTTGATGGATGATTAGAACAATTTTTACAAGGGTCTGGTATATCGTTATAATTAATTTTTAAAGGATTATTTATAAGTGGTATTATATAGTTTAATTTATTATTTAATTTTTTTATTTCTTCCATTAATTCTTCATTAGAACACATATGCACATCCTCCTACTATTTCATAATCTTCTAACAGGAGTTGTGCAGATATATTCCCGTTCCATTCATTTTTATTGCAACGACATACTGCATTTATTTCAACATAACCTGTTTCTGATATAAGTTTATTATATTCTTCATCAGGCATTCTAAATTTAATAATTGATACATTATTTGGTAATGTTATTTTTACTGTATTAGATGCCATCATTGTAAGCATATCTGCGGTAATCTGAAGTCCTTGTATTGCAACAAGAGCTTCATCTACATCTTTGCCCCAATATGGATCCATTTCCGCAATATCTAAAATTGCAGAAGGATCTACTTCTTGTGCTCTCCAAATATAGTCTACATGATATACTGGTTCAGATGACATATTCTCAAGTTGAGAATCCGTACTTTGTAAGAAATCATCAACTTTATCTGCGGGAATGCCTAAACCAAATGCACCCTGATGTCCAACCGTATACTCGCAGATTCCGGTTCCCGCACATATATCTTTAAATTCTGTAACACCAACTTTATCGCATCCTCTTGCAGACCCTTCATATGCTATACTTCCATCTTTTGATGTTTTAGTAAGCATACAACAAGGACGCTGATATTTAGCCATAATTTTATTGGCAATTAAACCACGAATCTCTGGTTTAATCTGTCCAGGCTCAAGCAAGAATAAAAGAACTTTATGATCCATCATATTATTATCTGTAATAAGATGCTGTACTAATTCAATTCCCGCTTCTTCTGCCCTACTTTGTCTATTCTTAACATTAGTACAGGTTCTTACTGCCTGATCTACTATTCGCTCTGTTTCTCCTACTTTATGTCCTCTCTTGGTAGAAGGAACTTCAACAAAAGCGCGGAATTTTAACATTGAATCAAATATTAATACTTTTTCTTCTAATGTTCCACTTCTAGTTATTGCATTAACAAGAGGGACTATATAGAATGTTGCACCCCAAGCTGTAGGATGGTCACCCAATTTAAATTTATTTTTCTCCCACATTCCAAAAATAAAAGGATTATGAATATTAGCGGGATCCAGCCCTTTGGTTATAAGTCGTCTAGTTTCAAATGACTGAAGACTCATCATATCACCATCAAGACCTATAGCAACTAAATCAAGATACCAATTTACAATATCTGAAGGTAATTTTCGTGCGGCATTTGCATATCTACAGAATTGCCATACAACGCCAGCACCAGATAAGAATTTATTTGGATATTGTGGAAGCTGGCTATTTATTAAATATAAATGTGGATGACTTTCAGTATTCCAAAAATCTCTTTCTTCAATTTCATGGTGATCAAGAATAATTACATCTATACCTTTATTATCTAACAATCTAAGCTGGTCTGCGTCGTTAGTTCCCGCATCTGGAATTATTACAAGATCTGGTTTTCTTATTTCAAGCCAATCCATTGCATCTGATAAACCATGTTGTTTACTATCATGCATAAACCAATTAACAAAATGTTCTATATAATAATCACCTTTTAAATCATAAATATAATTTGATATAATTGCAGAAGATGTGTATCCATCACAATCACAATCTATTATTATACAAATTTTACTATCATTATTAAGATGCCTATTAAAACATTCTGTGGCTGCCGCCATTAATTCTTCACCAAAAGCTTCTGGCGGATTTATATCATCATCTGTCAAGTTCATATAATGCACAAGATCTTCTTCTTTCATTCCCCTATTTATAAGAATTTGTTGTTTTGCATTATACTTTTCATTGGGGGTATTTATTAATTCATATTTCATATTATACTTCCTTATAATTATATTCTACACCGCAATATTCACACACTTTATCATGTATTATTGCGCCACAACATTTGCATATTTTAGGTTCTGTTAATTCAAATTTAACTTTTGGCAATTCAGCACATATACTTATAGCATTATTATTAGGACTAATAAGACTAGCTGTATCAACTGTCACTGTTGTAGTATAATTATCATAATATTTATATTTTAAAATATGCTTATTTGTTTTAAGACTGCGCTCGCAAATAAAAGTTCCATTTTGCAATTCTTTTAGATTAAATTCATATGAATTATCAACTGGCATATAAATCTACCCTTTCTTTATATAGTTTTAAAAATACTTCTTGTCCACAATCTATGGGACTATCTTTATATCCTAATAATCCTTTTTTATCAAAAACATAACTAATTTTTGTATATGCCCCATATTTCTTGTGTATCTGTTTTAAATTTCTTACTAATTTTTTGAACTCATCATCACCAGACTCTTTAAACTGTTTATCTAAGCATATAATAATTTCTTCTGCTCCTTGATTAATCAATAACCAAGCCTGATAATTGATGAACGAACTCCCGCAACAAGCTACAGATAAATCATTCTCTTCTCCAAAATATGAACGATAGAGAAGACAACTCTTTTCTCCTTCAAAAACAAATGCTTTCCGCATTTGTGCAATATTATTTTTGCTATGATTTAAATTATAAAGATTAAATGAAAGTGGATGGTTATACATTTTTCCTGCTATCCTTGCAGGCATATACTTACCATACTTTTCTGCTTGCTCTTGTATTAAAGTTCTTTCTCTAATACCTATTAAATTTCCATTTATATCATAATGAGGAATAACTATTCCACAATTCTTTGGATCATAGCAGATCCCCGCTTCATTCATTACCTCTTGTGAGATACCTTCTTTAAGCCAGGGTTCTATTTTTGGACGCGGAAGGTTCTTTAGAAAACCACCATCATATGTTTTAAGTTCAATTTCCTGTGTGTTTAAATCTATATTATTTATTCTATCATATTTTTCTAAAACTTTAAAGTCATCTGCGCTAGTAAGCAAATCCTCACTCGTCTTAACATTTGGCGCAAAATGAAAATATTGAGCTACCTTTTCAATCGCTTCTGGTAAGTTCCAATCAGAATCTTCTCTTGCTTTTGGTTGCTCTCTACTCATGACTTTTCGGGTTAGCTCAAATATATCAAATGTTTCACCACAATCTGTATAACATTTAAACAGAGTTGTATTAGGATAATAATATAATTTATGAGATTGACCACAGTGGCATATGGTTTTACACATTAAGATCCCATTTTGTTCACGGGGTTCGCCACCAAGTTCTGCTACATATTCAGATACTTGATCTACACTTAATGAATTTTTAATTTCATTTTTATTATAATCGTAAATCATCATCAAACCATCCAGCAAGAATTATTGCAATAAAAATAGATATAGATAATGTAATAATACTAAACATATTAATTTTTAAAAACTCCCATTAAAAATATATGCTAATCCACTAATTATTATAATTTCAAATATAATATATATTAAAGAAACTATAATATCATCGCCTACAATATGAAACATAGATTCTCCTAAAATATTAATCGCGGAAATCAGGACCAATACTATTATTCATTGAATTGATTCTTCGCTTTTATATCTCCCACAAATAGAACATTGACCTTTTATATAGCCATCAAAATTACATTTATGTAACCATAAAGGTGTTTGTTTATTCCATAAAAATTCTCCAACTTTTTTAGGTAATTTAATATTTTTCCATTTATAATAACTTTGTTTACCTGAATAGCTATGTTTTGTTACATTATGTCCAAATATTCTCATTTAATTCTCCTTAAAATGCAGAAGCATCTTGTATATGTATCTTTAAATCTTCCATTTCAATTAGTTCATAATTCCATTTTGTTACAAACTGAGGCTGAATACGACAAATACCTCTATCAGCTTTCGCCCAGAGATATATCCCTTTCCATCTACCTCTACGGTTCTTATATATAGATATTTTAATATCTGGCATTTCAATACCTATCTTTTGAACAATAGCTTGTAAACTATCTCTATCTTTTTGAGTAAGTTCAAGCATAATCATACCAACATCAATCTTATCCGCAATACTCTTTGCACCACGAAGAAGATTCTGATCTGGAGTTTCTGACTCAACATAATCCGCATTTAACTGAGTTGCTGTCATTATGAATACTCCATATTGATTACATATGTCTTTTAATCTAATTGAAATCATAAATAAAATATTATCTTCGCGGAGGCGAACTCCACCACTACGCTTTGTGATCTCTTCAAGGATCTTCATACTGGTATGAAGATAATCAAGGAAGATATATTTTACATCGTGTTCTCTAATATTTCTTTTAATTGTATTCTCAATATCTTTTAAACTAAAATCGGGGAGGTTCTCAAAATAAATCGGACTTTGTTTGAGAATTTGTGCTGCTTTAGCTACTCTCTCCCATTCTCCAGTATAATACTGTCCAGTTAAGATATGTTCTTCATCTACTCCAGAGATAAAAGCAATCATCATAGTTTGAACTTCGCTTAGATCCTGCTCTGTTGCAATATACATTGTAGGTTCTGGCTTGCCGATTGTCTCCCAAGCATTTGTTTCAAGATTATACATCTGGTCACAACCAATATAACAACAGTCAGCAACCATTCCACGAGATTTGCCCACACCTGTTGCGGCAGATCTCAAATATAACTTTTTAAGACGAGCTCCTCTAACCACTGTATTAGTATACTTACCATAAAGTGGATAACCAATTTCTGGAGTCTCCTTTAAAGACTCAAGTAACTCATCTATTCCTTCACTAACCTGCGTTCCCGCAAGTATACTATTATCAATGCATTGAGCTTTAACCTCAATGATTTTATCGTCAATAATATTTGCAATTTCTTCAAGAGAATGACTATCTAACCATTCTTCTTGCTGTTGCTTTTTCTTTGAATCAAAGATATTATCTATATCATAAAGCCAAGATAAATCCATTCCCGCAACTTTCTGATATGTGCGGAATAATGTCATCTTCTTCATTCGATTAAAATAATAATCAAATGTAGTTATCTTTGCGTTTTCAGCTGCTCTTGTGATATATTCCGCGCCTTTGTTAGTCTGATAAATTGCAAGTTTCTGCGGGCGGGATGACAAATAATCATCAATTGCGGTAAGCGTTATCTCTTTTACCCCTAATTGATGAAGATTAAACATAGCTCCAAAAACTACTTTATGAAAATCATCAACAAAATCTTCTTCATTAAAGAAATATTTATCTTCTGCTTCAAATAATTTAGGATTATTAAAAGCATTTCCAATAACATTAGTTATTGCAGTTATATCTATATAGTTACTCATTACCTATCACCTCATTTAAGAAATTAAAAAATCTTTTTTTGACTGGTCTTTCTGGCGGACGAATCGTTATTTCTCTTGTTTTTGTAAACATTTCAGAAGAAATATCTTTCTTTTCATTTCGACTTTGTGCCAAGAACAAGTCATAATAATAATTATAGGCATCTCGATAGATAAATGGAACTATACCTAAGGCTCCATTAGACTTGTCAACAGAATTTCCTTTTACATCATAAAAATACACTAAAGATTTTAATATTCCACTATAAGAATAATTATTTTCAGTAGTGTATATTTTTAATTGTCTATTAATTTGCGCCCAGTTTGCAGTTTTACCAAAAAGTTGATTAATATAATCTTTTAATTTAACTAATTCAGGATCTTCTTGATTTTCTGCAAGTGGAATAAAATCTGTATTGTCTGGATAGCAAGTTGCATGACCATATCTTCGTGCAGATACTTTTACAGCTTGACACTTATCACGATCAAACCGTTTCCCGCACTTTGGACAAATTACCATATGTGCCATAATATTTTATCTCCTATAAATCCTATATAAATATTATAACATATTTTTTTATAAAAGTAAAAGTGGGGAGTATTAACTCCCCACATATTAACCTTTAACTAAATCTTTTAATTCTGAAACAATTAAGTCGATTGCTTCAACCTGATCGCGCGTTGCATCTTTTATCTTATGTCCTTTACCTAAGTACTTCTCTATTGTCTGTGCAATGCGTGGCTGCCAATATTCTTTGAATTTCTTTCCATCTTCTGTCTCGCCCGTAGCATCTGATGATCCAGGAATATTAGCAATTATATTTCCAAATTCTTTCATTAATTCATCAAAATCAAGATTCTTTGATGTATCAATATAAAGATTATTTTTCGTATCTGTAAAATATTCAGTTCCGTCTTCTTTAGACTGCTTATCAATAGCTTCACCTATTGCTTTGCAAAGTGCTTCATAACTAAAATCAATGTAATCAGGCGTATATTTAAAACGGGAGCCAGCTACATATCTCGGTGTTCCACGCATAAATAACTTAGTAGTAGTTTTACCTTCTGCATCCTGAACAGCTCTTGAATATCCAATTATATCGCACATTCTAGAAACGATATTTCTAGGTCTTGTTCCAAGAGTAGGAACAATCTGATTATACTCTTTACCAGATTCATCTGTGAAAGTCTTATCCTGTGAATGACTAATAAGAACTAAACCATAATTCATCTGGACGATGGAACGAAGTGCTTCATCATATTCTTTACCAACGAGAGCATATCCTTTTCCATATCCAATATCGCCAATAGCATCTACATTGTTATTAGCACAAATATACTTTTCACAATAATCATATGCAATATCTGCTGTATCTATGATAATCGTTTCAAACTTTGCCTGTACTTCTTCTTGTTTTAACTGACGAAGAACCTTGCGGAATTCGCTCCAAGAATTTATAGGCTGAGCCATAGCACCTGGTATTGCATTATAACCTTTTTCAAAAGCGAGAAGAAGGTGATTAGGGAACTTAGTTGCAGTAGTAGTTTTTCCTGACTTAGGCTCGCCATAGAAAAATACTGAATACCCACGCATATCTCGTGAGACCTGATGAGGCTGAATATTAAGTAAGTCAAAATCTGCCATTTTATATCTCCTTTGTAATTTCCATTCAAAAAAATCCAAACTCAATTTTTGTTTTGCCTGCTCGGTCGTTTGCCCGCCAGCAGATAAATAGATCCTTATTTTAGGCTAAAAAATAGGGAAGCCATTATAATAATGACTTCCCGCAATTTTCATATCTTAGAAAGTGAAGCCACCCTGTGCTGCGGGAGCAGCTGCTTTATCCTCTGTGAAAGGAAGCTTGTCACCTGCATTTTTGCTAGCCTGATATTCATCAGCTCTCTTCTTAACATCAGCAAGATATACTTCTCTATCTGCTATAGCCTTCTTGATCTCTTCAGCTGTGATTCCGCTTTCTGCATCACCGATCTCATAAGTTGCATCCGGCTTAGATGTACCTGTGATAACCCACTCACGAATGGTTCTGCTGTACTCTTTTACAGCGGGCTCACCAAATGCTGACTCTTCTTCGCGTCTGTCAACAATCGTCTCGCTATTAATCTTACCCCAAACCTTTGTGAATACAAGATTTGAAGGAGATGCATCAAGTGACTCAAAATACTTCATGCCACCCTTATTACGAACAACAAACTCAACAGGAAGGAATGCATTACGGAAATCAAAAACAGCACCTTTAACTATAAGGTAATCTTCCTTAATGTTCTTCTCTTCATCAGCTTCAACATATTTCGTTCCATTGATAAGCATATCGCACTCGAATGTATTACGAGCATCTTCATCTGCTAACTTAGAAACGATATTTGCGAAACTACCATTGTTTGTCTTTGCGCTAACGAGAACTTCTTCTCCATTACGCTGTGTGTAGAAATCATTTAATGCGAGGGATGCATCAATACGAAGCATTGTAGCATCATCTTTACCATCTGCTAAAACAGTCTTACCATTCTCAAGTAAGTTCTTTAATACACCAAAGGTGTTATTTGTCTTACCAGACTTATATGTTGCCTGAACAAAAGTGAAACGAACTGTTACAATATTAAGACAATCATCATCAGTTGCAATATCAATTGATCCACCGATGAACTCCTGTCCAAAATGCTCTGATTCAGAACTCTGCACTGTCTTAAGTGCGAGCTGGCTCATGTCGTAAAGTCTTCCTTCTATTCTCTCTTTGTTAATTACCTTTCGCATAATATTTTCCTTTCTTTTACTTTTAATTATTATTTTTTACTATAATATTATTATACAATAATTTTTTACAGTTTTCAACTTTATTCTGCATTAGGATCAACTTCGGTACCAGCTGCGGTTAACGAGTATACAACAGGAGCTTCTCCTATCTTCTCGATATAACCATCTGTAACCAGTTTCCTCATTGCTCCAGATGCAGTTCTAGAACTGATACCAAGTCCTTCGCCAATCTCTTTTGCCTTGAAAAGATTATTGTAGTTCTCTTTATTATTTTGCATATATTTCAGAACAAGTTTACCATTCTCTGTAAACTTCGGCTTACCTACATCGCCTGATGCATTTAAGCCATTCCAAAAATCAAGAGCATCAGCTGAAAAAACTTTCTCGGGGGCATCTCCCGCAATTGCCAAAACTTCATTAATAAACTTCTCTTTCTTTGTCATTTAACTGCTCCTTTATGTCTTCTTTTGTTGATAAACTTTTACCTTATAAAATAATTATAACATAAATTTTGTTAATTTTCAAAGAATAGAAGATCATCAGCGTACGGAAGTTCGGAAGCCCAATCAAGGAAACTCTTCCATTCAGTCAGTTTATGTCCTTTTCTCCAGTGTATAATATTCCGGAGAGTAGAATAATTAGCTGTCCAAGTACGCGTTTGAAGCCATGACTCTGGAAGTATTCTAATAAGTTCTTTCCAGTATCTTATATCTTTTGTTTTAATATACCATTTACGGAGTGTTTCACAAATATCAATGATATTTTCCCACATATCGTCAACAAATTCTGGTGGACTGTATGGGAAATTTTCAAATACTTTTAAAGAACCTGTATAATCATCCATTTCAAAACATTCTTTAGTAATTGGTGTTGTTGCAAGTTTATGCATAGTAGATGTACTATTTGCAACAGTAGCAACTTTATAAGTGTCCATTTCCTTCCACCAATAAAGTGGAGCAGTAATATCTACACTTACAAATATTTGACGAAGAAATTTATCATTAGGGGTTCCCGCCTTAATCATTTTTTGAGCAAGTTCAAGATCTTTTGCTCCAAGAAGAGCATATTCTGCGGCTTCTTTTCCATAATATAGAATACCTTTTTCATATAAATCAGATCTTATCTGCTCTATTTGTGGATCTACTCTTTCATCATTCCAGTTATCAATATATGATTGAGCTACTTCTTGTACTTCATCATCAAGCCAAGCGTCGCTTTCCGCAATGCCAAAAAGACTATCTGATTTAGCATATGACTCAAACGGGTGTCTAAGTCCTCTAAATGCATTTTCCCAATTACCAGTCCATGTTTTTTCAAATTTCATTATATTAATCCCTCTGCTACTTTGTCAACAAAACCTTTTTCAATACCATCTTTTACATCATACCAAATATCGTCTTTTTTAATTTCTTGATATTCTTCTTCTGTCATATTAGTATTTTCCAAGACAATTTCTTTAATTTGATTTAACTGTCTTTTATAAAATGCTGTATAATTTTCAAATTGGCTACTAGTACCTGAAGTACCTGTGCTTCCTTCATGGAATAAGAACGAAGAATGCGGGTACGCGATCCTTTTATGCCCAGAAATAAAGGTAAAAAAGCCACCGCTGTAAGCGCAACCTATATTAATAGTCCAAACAGGAGTTTTACTTAATTTAATAGCATCTATTATAGTGAAGGTATCTGTAAGGCTACCTCCACAAGAGTCAATATAGATTTTAATTGGTATCCTCTGTTCTACAGGAATGTTATGAGACTCATCATACTCATTCCAAAAACGAATGTATCCATCCATAGTAGAACCAGTACCTGAGGAAATTTCAAATAAATAGAGTTCTCTTTTTAAAGAACCATCTAAATTCACAAGATCTTCAAAAGATTTCATATCGTCTTTTATATTTTCTTTCATATTTCCAATTAAATCATCTAAACTAAACTCGTATTCTTGAATTTCATAATCTGCCATGAGATTAAAAGCTCCTTTTATTTATTTCCAGAGGTAGAATTATAACCAAAGTTTTTAGAATCATAAAGACCAATATAGTATTTTTCTTTTTCATTTAACTGGTCTTTCGGACATATTTCTAGAACCTCCCAAGAAAAACTCCAAATACCATACTCTTGCATTGATTTATAAAGTTTATTTCCTACGGGAGTATCTATTCCAAGACCGCATTTAGCGTGGTCTTTCCAGCGGGAAGCAAGGTCCACCGCTTGTCCTATGTAACATTCTTTTGTTTTTTGATTAGTAATCTTATAAATTCCAGTTTTAGTATCTCTTCCTATTACATTATTACATAAATTAGTCATAGGAGTTCGCCAATAGGTTTGCCATATGAGCATACTTAAAATCCTTGGATTAATAAGTTTTGGTTTAACTGATTCTAAAACTGCAATATCTTTCAGATCGTTGTCTGAAATTTGCAAACAATAGAAAGCAAGCTGTTCTTCAATTTCTTTTTCTCTTGTCAATGCTTCAAGCGCGGCGGTGCGTGTCTCTTTAATCTTGTCTAATTCAGCCTTTACTTGATTTACTTCTTCCAATAACCGAAGCTGATAATTGGAATAAGCCGTTGTTAATGCTAATTCATATGAGTCATATTCTTCTTCTTTTTCTTTATAACTCTGCTCTAAAACCTCGCAATAATTTTCAAATGCTTTTTGAGATAATTCTTTTTGACTATCTAAAGTTTTTGAAATATTATTTTGAATATCATTTAAACGATTTTGACTATTTTGTAATTGAAGTTCAGTTTTATCTACTTTATTTAATAAGTATTGATTTTCTCGTCTTAAAATTTCATTTTGAGTATCAATATTCTTATTAAGTTTGTGTGTATGTTGCAAGACATACACACTACATAAACCTAGCAATATGCTAATTATAAAAAAAACAATACTTAATATTAGCATATTTTTCTCCTTGTGTCTCCGCCTAACTAAAAACAGGAAGGAGTATTATAGCTCCTCCCTATTTATTAGGTAATCTTATTGATTATTTATTACTCTTCTGTAGCCTTAGCTGCTGCATCTGCTGCAACTGCTGCTTCGTGGTCATATGCCTGACCTTCAGCTGTAAGCTTGATGAACTTAACATCCTTGAACTTAGCGTTGCCTTCGTCGTCTGTAACTTCGATCTGAGCAGGAATTCTCTCTGTAAGACCCTTCCTCTGAAGACCAGAAGTAACAATACCATCAACTGACTTCTTCTCAAGACCAAGTGCCTCAGCAATGTCTGCTGCTGTTACATTAGCATCGCCGATGCTCTTAAGATAATTGAGAACTGTTAAACTCTTCTCTGATACTGCTTTGTTTGCCATAATTTTGTGTCTCCTTTTTAGTAAATCTTTTATTTGTTTATTATTTTTGAGTTGTCATTCAGATTATTTTTATTTCCTTTTAACACCTCATATATATCATATCAAAAATTTTTTAAGAAGTCAAGAAATGCTTCGATTTTTCATAACCCTTGCAAAATTTTCATATGCTATATCTTATATAATTATTATAACAAAAATTTTTAACTTTGCCAACTAAATGATGATTAAAGTTTCATTTCTTTTTTCTTGGATGCCAGGTAAATATAAATATTATTGAATATATAGAAATGACAATAGTATCCATAGGTATTATGCAAATGATTAAAACAATTTTACCAAATAAATTTAAATTATTCCAACGCAAAATATTTTGAATAAAAGTATGTTCAATATCTGGCATTGATGATGATATTATAATCATAACAATCATAGAAACTATTATATATAAT